ACATTATTTTTTATCGATACATTCGATAAAATGCCAGCAACCGACGAAGAAGTATCAACAGCTCTTATAGCAGAAGCGAAGAGACGAGGATTTAAAAAAGGTGTTAATTTTAAGCACAACAAAATAAGCTATCCGATTTTATTAAATAAGATATTTAAAATAACCTCCAATAATTTTGAGTTTAAAGATGGTCATATGCTTTGCGATGGTTGGGGGATATTTAAAGAAGGCTTATGGGCTGAAATAATAAAAGAAGAGCCAGTGTATGAATGGCAGTATGTTTTTTATAATGCAGCCCATAGACCATTTATAAGTATTTGTTTTTATACTTCAAAGAAAGAGTTTTTAAAAAATACACATTACCTTAAACCTATACAAAAAATAAAAGACACCAAGAGAATCAGAGAATAATTTTAAATCTTACTTTAAACTAATCCCTATTATTAATTTGGTAGGGATTTTTTTATTTAATAAAATATTATTTAGAATAGTTATAAATAAGAAAAAAAAGTATATATTCGCATTGTATATTCAAAAACTGTAAATGGGATTACTTGACAGACTAGGTTTTAATGTAACTAGATACACTAATGGGTCTTTATTTTATAGCGAAATCGGCAATCAAAAAGCAGCGTTAGATGGCTATACGGCTGATAAAGCCGCTTTGCATTGCCCTATCTTGTTTGGATTAATTGATAAAATAGGTAATCACTTAGCACAGGCTCACTTTTTCCGTGAAGGAGATAAAGAAAATAAAACTAACGACGCTTTAGTTGCAAGAATAGAAAACCCTAATTACTTTCAAAGCAAAGAAGACTTTTTAAAAGAATGGTTATTTCACTATATTTCTTGCGGTTATGTTTTTATGGCACCTGTTGGAGCTGTTGGATTTGAACGGAATATTGAAAGAGTAGATAGTCTTTACAATTTAAATCCTAAATTCATAACGTACAACGATAGTAGTTTTCAAACAAAATTACTCACTAGAAAGCAGATAGCTGAAAGTGATAAGTTCAAATTTAAATACGAAATACAAAAAGGAAATCAAGGTAATTCAACATCTAACCAAGACTTTAATTATAGGGATGTAATGGGATTTTATGATGTAGCAAATGGACTTAATAAAGATTTCTTACTTACCAGTCCCAGCCGTTTGGATTGTGTATTACAGCCAGCGGTTAACGTTATAAAAGCCTTTGAGGCTCAGAATATAGTTATCAAGTCCAACGGTAGAGAAATGTTTTTTAATCAGGCTATGGCAAGCACACTGCCAGGGGTTGCTAAGAACTTCGACCAAAAGGATCAAGATAAGATACAAAGGGCAAATTCCAAATACGGAATGCAACACGGGCAAAACAGATCAATGTTTTTAAATAAAGAGACTGGTTACAAGTCGCTTCATATAAACGCTAAAGACTTAGGAATTGATGAGATACTAAAGACATCAGCAGCGGCAATAGCAACCGCATTAAACGTTCCTAAAGATTTAATTCCTGTATTTGATGGATCAACATACACCAACAAAAAGGAATCAGAGGTTGAACTAATACAAGGGGGGATAGAGCCAATACTATCAGACCTATGCAGAACTATGTCGGGACACTTTGATGGCTACGATGAAAGACCGTTAAGATATTCAGTTGATCACCTTGCACCAATGCAACATATCGAAACAATAAAGACCGATAAGGCTTTAAAACTATCCACAGCTTATAAAAACTTTGTAGGTGCTGGAATGACTCCTGAAGATACAAATGCTTTATTTGAGGGCTTAGGCATAAATTTAATGGAAAATGAATAAGAAACTAACAAAGGAAGAAATTAAAGCACTTAAAGAAAAGCTAGCAGTTAAAAAAGGTAGTGAAGAACTAAGTGTTGATGTTTTAAAAGGTAAAGAAAATGTTTAATTGTAAAGAACTAAATAAAACGTTTGATAATAAAATTGATTTATTTAAGGCGTTAAAGGACAACAAAGAAGAAATATTATCTTTTAAAATGGCTAACACGCTTAAATCTTGTGATAAGGGCGCAAGCGTTAAAAGTAAATTAATAAACGTAACTAAGCACCTAGAGACCTTAAAAAATATTGAGTTAAATGATGACTTTTACTATATAGTAGTAAACACTACTAAGATATTAGATAGTCATATGGATGTACATTTAAACGGCATTTGGAGTAAAACAGTACAAGAGCAGCAAGGAAAGAACTATCTAGTAGCAGATCACAAACTAGAAATTGATAAGGTAATTACAAGAAAGGAATATGTAGAAATGATCGTTGCGGAAATACCTTTCAGATCAATAGGTAAAGATTATGAAGGAGACACACAAGCTTTAATCTATAAAATACCTAAAGACAAGGTAATTAATGAAGCGGCTAAAGAATGGCTTAATAGTGGTGATGAGATAGAGGCAAGCGTAAGGATGCAATATGTAAAGATAGAGCTTGCGTTAAACAGCGATAACGTTAACGATAAGCTAGAGAAATTAAATTTTGACACTTACATTAAAGAAATAGCAAACAAAGAAGAGTTTGAAGAGATTAATTATTTCTTTATAATTCAAGAAGCAAAAAATGTAAAAGAAAGCAGTTTAGTTGTGTTTGGATCAAACAACGCAACTGGACAGTTAGAAAATAAACTAGAGCCGTCTAATGACACTCTTGCGATTAAAGAGGCAGCCGATAACATCACTGCAATAAATGAAATGTATAATTTTTTAAATTTTAAATGATGGCAGAAATGACACCACAGGAAATCGCAGAAAGCGTAAATAAATCCGTTGAGCAGTTCCAAAAAGACTTAGGTCTAGCAGCAACAAAGGACGAAGTAAAAACTATTGAAGATGCTTTTGAAACCTTTAAAACAGAGCAATCTACCAAGCTCGAAGGATTGGTAGACACAAAAACAGTTAAGGCGTTAGAAGACGCATTAGCTAAGCAAGGCGAAGTAATACAAGAAATGAAATCACAAGGCAACACACCTTCTCTTTCTATTGCTAAGGAATTAGTAGAGAAAAGAGAGCAAATTAAAGAAATAGCTAAAGGTCAAGCGGGTGAAGTAGAGATTAAAGCCCTTACAAGTCGTGCCTCAGTAGCAAACAACGCTCAAGGCTTTTTCTTACCAGACATCGGACAACTAGGAGTTAAAGAAAGATCACTTTATAACGCGTTACCTAAAATAACCGTTTCCGACTCTAATACTGGCGGTGTTGTTCGTTACAGAGATTGGGACGCTGCAACTACTGTTAGAAGTGCCGCAATGGTCGCTGAAGGCGCTGTTTTTCCTGAGTCTACTGCAAAGTGGGAATGGTATTCTTTACCGCTTAGAAAGGTCGGGGATACTTTGCCAGTAACAGAAGAGTTCTTTGAAGATGAAGCGCAAGCAGCCGCTGAGTTAGATATGTTTTTAAACGTAAACGTTGAAACAATTATCGATAGTCAGTTGATTAATGGTGATAACACAGGTCAAAATCTAAAAGGATTAACGGTAAGTGTTCCAGCTTATACAGCAGTTGCAAGTTCAATTCCTGCTGCAAACCTAAAGGATTTAGCAATCAAAGTTAAGAACGACATAACAAGGACTAGAGGCTCAAAATACAGACCTGATGTTATTGTTGTAAGTTCTTCTACTATGGAAGATTTAGTTCTTGCGAAAGACGCAAACAACAACTATATCTTTGATGAAAACACTGGTAGTGTAGGTGGCTTGTTAGTTTTAGTTGACGAAAATATGCCTGACAACGGTATAGTAATCGGAGATAGAAGATATGCCCGTATATATGAGAAAGCTGGTGTAGTAATTTCTAGGGGTCTAGTTGGAACTCAATTTAACGAAGATGAATTAACTATTAAAGCTCGTAAGCGTTTGTTAATGCTTATCAGAACTGTAGACCAAACAGGATTTAGAAAAGTTCTAGATGTTGATGCAGCTTTAGCAATTCTAGAATCTGACCCTGTATAATGTTAATTCAATTTAAAGATGATTTTTCAATATTTAAAAAAGATCAAATAGTTAAAGTAGGAAATAAAACTACCGCAGCAAATTTAATCAAAAGAGGTATTGCGCAACATCCAAAAGTTAAGAAAACTACAAAGAAAAAGTAAATGATAGTAAATAGCACATT